TGAAGTGAAGCAACTGAGATCCAACTGACACTGAGGAGACCGGCAATGCCTATTGCCAAGCGCAAGACCCCCACCACTGGGGCTGAGTACACCGCTCCCGACACCGACGTCGAGTCGGAGGAGTTCGAGGAGGAGGAGGCGTTCTCGGAGCGCCCGACCGTCGCCGCTCGCAAGGGCTGGGACGCCGCCGAGGAGGTTCAGAAGAAGGTCAAGACCCTGGGTGACTTCTTCCAGTTCACCGAGGAGCCCACCCTCATCGCGTTCGTCGAGGGTGCACCCATCGATTCCTACCTCGTCCACTGGGTCGACACCAAGGATGGTCGGCGCTCGTTCCGGTGCATGGACGATGAGGACGGCGTGGACTGCGCCCTGTGCGAGATCGGGGACAACCCGTCCGCCAAGTTCGCGTTCTGGGTGGTGGAGTTCACCATCAAGGAGGACTCCATCGAGTACGACTCCCGGATCATGGAGACCGGGACCAAGCTCAAGAACACCCTCAAGGACATCAACGCCGACGTCCGCAAGGGCGGTCCGTTGGAGGGCTCCTTCTTCTCGGCGCACCGCACCGGCAAGAAGCAGACCACCCAGTACCACATCTCCCGGGTCAAGGACCGCGACCTGCTGGAGGACTGGGGCATGTCTGCCGAGGATGGCCACAGCGCCGTCAAGGAGATGCAGGAGAAGGGCGAGCCGCGTCTGTACATCCCCAACATTGAGGATGTCGAGGCTGCTGCCGCGTACGTGAAGCGGCACGGCTGATGGCTGAAGGGGCGGCGGGTCGGATCATCCGGCCCGCCGTTCCTGTCGTCTCCACCAAGCAGCAGCTCATCGATATCCGGGACTACTACCTGGAGCAGGATGGCTTCGCCTTCGACGTGGAGACGCAGGGCGACGACCGGTTGAGCCCGTCCACCAACGATGTGGCCTGGCTCAGCCTTGCCACCAACGGTCGCGCGGACGTGATCCCAATGGGCCACCGCAACGGTGAGCTGATCGCGTACGAGGCCGACGTGCTGAAGTCGGGCCGCGAACGCCTGGAGGCCGGTAAGCATGTGCGGCCCAGTGACCTCAGCAAGATCCACCGTCCCCGGTTCTCCGAGCCACCCCCACAGATCTCCCGGACTCTCGTGTTCGAGACCCTGGCCCCGCTGTTCGCCAGCGAGACGCTGGTCAAGGTGGCACACAACGCCAAGTTCGACGTGGCCAGCATCACCAAGTACTTGGGGTTCCAGCCGGTTCAACCGTTCGTGGATACCGCCGTGGCCGAGACGCTCATCGATTCCCGCTTGAAGCATCAGCACTTGAAGTTGCAGGCGTGCTGCAAGCGGCGTCTCGGATACTCGATGGAGAAGGGCATCGGCGAGGACATCACGCTGCACTCATTCAGCGAGACGGCAAAGTACAGCCTGCTCGACGCCAAGATGCTCTGGCTCCTCTGGAAGGCCCAACGCGCGCTGCTCAAGGAGCTGGGGTTCGAGCCGCTCCTGCGTCTGGAGATGGACGTGCAGGAAGCCATCATTGAGATGCAGAACACAGGCACCCGCATCGACCGTGGTGCCATGATGATCTTCCGCTCCGAGATCGAGGATGACCTCAGTGCGTCCAAGAACAAGGCGTTCTCCGTGGCCGGCCGGACATTCAACTTCAACTCCGGAGCAGACAAGATCTCGGCCCTGTTCGATCCCAAGCCACACGGTCAGGGACTCAAGCCCAAGAAGTTCACCGAGAAGAAGGGTGAGCCCAGCACGGACAAGGAACACCTGGAGTCCTTTCCCAAGAACGAGTTGGCCAAGGCCATGTTGGAGGTGGCCGAGTACGAGAAGCTGATGAGCACCTACCTGACTCCATACCTGGGCGGGGACGTGACCCGTACCTCGGGCGGCAAGGAGAAGGTGGTACGTCGGGAGTCCCTGCTCGTGAACGGACGGGTGCACACGTCCTTCAACCAGACAGGTACTGAGACCGGGCGCTTCTCGTCGAGCAATCCCAACCTTCAGAACATCCCAAGTAGGGGTCGGTACGGCAAGCGCATTCGTGGTCTGTTCATCGCTGACCCGGACTGTGACCTGATCGTCGGGGACTACTCACAGATCGAGCCCCGCGTGATCGCCAGCCTCTCCGAGGACCCGGTCATGTTGGACGCCTATCTCAATGATCGGGACCTGTACCAGACCATCGCGGACGAGCTGAGCGTCAGTCGGGCAGCCGGCAAGGAACTGGTGCTCTCCATGGCATATGGAGTGGGCCCGGACAAGATGTCGGATCGGATAGGCATCACCGTCACCCAGGCACGCGCACTGTTGTCGGATTTCGAGAAGCAGTTCGTCGCGGTCAATCGTCTGCGGTCCCGAACTATCCGATCAGCACGCGCCAAGCGACCTATGCCATACGTCACCACCATCACTGGTCGTAGGCGATACATCCCCGAGCTCTACTCCCGGGATCCCAAGCAACGTTCTTCCGGAGAGCGCAAGGCGTTCAACACCTTGATCCAGGGAAGCGCTGCAGACATCATGAAGATCGCGCTCGTTCGTGCGTACCAGATGATCCCTGACGAGGCTAGACTCCTCTTGACGGTGCATGACGAGTTGGTCATCCAGGCCCCCAAGGAACTGGCCGAGTTGACCAAGGCTCGATTGACGGAAGCAATGGAAGGAGTACAGATTCCGGTGATGAAGGTTCCCCTGAAGGCCGAAGTCGGTATCGGACACAGTTGGGCGGATGCCAAATGATCTACATCACGTGCTCGGTATGTGAGCGTACCTGGGAGGACTCCGAGCTTCCCGAGGGTTGGGAGCTCGTGAACGGCAAGCCGGTCTGTCCCTCCTGTTTGAACACCCACGAGATTCAGCTGGAGCTGTTCTGATGAAGCAGATCAAGCGAAGCTGTCTCGTGTCCAAGGAGTCCATCAGTCTGTCGGACTCGATGATCCTCGTTCAGACGGAGCAGAAGCTGATCGCGGAGCTCTATGAAGAGGCGGACTTCCCTCGGGACTTCCGCACTCGGATCGTGCATCGGGAGTCTGGGCTCAATGACTCCCTGCTGGTCGAGGTGTTCATGGACATCATCGACGAGTCCAACCCGCGGATTGACTACGACCCTGACTGGTTCAAGAGCAAGGCCCTACCCAGGGCCCCGGAGATCCCTGAGTCCTTCCTCAAGCGAATGGGCGTGAGTCCTAAACTTAACATCCCGAATGTCTGGGTGGACGAGGTCCGGGGGCAGCTGTCGAAGACCACGACGATGAACACCCTGATGAAGGAGCTCTACGCGCCCAAGATTGAGGCACAGAAAGGATGAGGCGTGAGTAGCGATTGGTATGCGCGCAAGCTGAGGGGGGAACCCGTTCAGAAACAGGCCCCTCTGCCTCCTACGCCCGTGGCAAAGCCAGTGCTCCCACCACAGCCCCAGGTCCAGCAGCAGGCCCAGTTCCCGCCTCATGCCACGTCGGGATGCCCCAATTGTGGGAGTGCCAACTACGGCAGCCCCGCACGTAACATCCCGCCCAGGTGCTTCGACTGTGGCGAGGGCCTGGCCATCCAGAACAGCACACAGGGACTGCCCGCCCCAGGTGGTGAGACCACAGCAGCCCAGCAGGTGCCCTCCGCCGGGTACAACCCGCAGCAGATTGTGGGGAGGGTTCAGTGATGGCTAGGAACTGGGATCAGCGTTTCTGGGCGATAGTCGACCCTCCAGAGGGAGAGGGAGAAGGGAGCTTATTCGTAGGGATGGCTGTGGGCCTGCTTCTGTCCATCCCGTTGTGGTACCTCATCATCCGAGGACTCATCTGGTTGTTCGATCTAGGAGACGAGTGAACGACCCGGTCAATCACCCGTCGCACTACACGGCGTACCCGGTGGAGGTCATCGTGCTGGCCGAGTGCATGAATTTCAACCGGGGCAATGCGGTCAAGTACATCGCTCGCGCCGGTCTCAAGGACCCCACGCGGGATGCCGAGATCCAGGATCTGGAGAAGGCGTCCTGGTACATCCGGAGAGAGATCGAGCGGTTGAAGGGGCAGTGATGGAGGCAGGCGTGTACGTCGATTGCATCCACTGCAAGGCCGTCATCAAGAGCGTGAACATCGAGGTGCACATGTTGCGCGCCCACAACCTAGAGGTGGAGAAGTGATGGACGCATCCGTTCTGCAGGTCATCAAGGAAATCAACAAGAAGCACGGCCACGGCACGGTGGTACGGGCGTCGGACATCACCAGCGACGTGATCCCGCGGTTCACCAGTGGGTCCTTGGGCGTGGATCTCATCCTTGGTGGCGGGTGGCCGGGCAACCAGTGGGTTGAGATCGTGGGCGAGGAGTGTCTCGCCCCGGGAACCAAGATCCTGTGCTCAGATCTCACCTGGCGCCCCGTGGAGACACTGTTTGTTGGTGACGAGCTCATCGGGTTTGATGAGAACCAACAAGGGCGAGGCAAGGGAAACGCATCCAAGTTCCGTGGTTCCACGGTGACTAGTCTGGGGAGAGCCACCCTCCCCGTGTACGAGATCGTCACCCAGTACGGGACCACGTACGCCAGCGGTGGTCATATGTGGTTGGTCACGCAGCGTCGGGGCAAGCTGCAGAAGCAGCGTACGTGGGTCCGCTCCGATGCTCTGGCGGTGGGTGATCCGATCGCAAGTGTGGGACCCACGTGGTCCACGTTGGGGACGTGGGAGTCCGGGTACCTGGCCGGGTTCTGGGACGGCGAGGGGTGGATTTCGGGCGGAAACGGGTCCAACGGGAACGCCCGTGCTGGCATAAACCAAGCTCAGGGTGAGTTGGCTGACTTCGTCGAGAAGCTTCACGTCGAGGTGGGGTTTCCCGTTCTCAAGCATGAATCGAAGCGTCCAGCGGACAAGCAGCATTGGAAGCGCCAGTGGTCTTTCGGGTTCCACGGAAGGTATGAGGACATGCGGTTCATCGGATCGGTTCGTCCTAGACGTCTTCTGGAGAAGAGCCGCCTTCTGTGGGAGGGCGTCAGTACCAAACAGGTACATGGGAACAACGCCATCGTTCAGTCGGTGCGGTTCGTCGGTGAGCGAGAGGTGGTCACGATTGGCACCTCGACAAAGACGCTCATTGCTGACGGGATGCTTTCCCACAACTCCTCGGGGAAGACCGCGTTGGCCATGAAGACGATCGCGGCCAACCAACAGGCCAATCCGGAGTTCACCGCAGTGTGGATCGCCGCCGAGGAATGGGTGCCCCAGTACGCCCAGATGCTGGGCGTGGACACCGAGCGGATCCTGGTAGTCGAGACCAACATCAGCGAGCACGCCTTCGATGCTGCGTTGAAGTTCGCCGAGACCAAGGCCATTGACTGCATCGTCATTGATTCCATGCCGGCACTCATTCCCCTGCCCGAGGATGAGAAGGACATGGACGGCAATACCGTCGGTCAGCAGGCCAGGATCGTGAACAAGTTCTTCCGCAAGACGGGCGCCGTGATGAAGCGCAGCCTCATCGAGCAGGAGCGCCCCATCCTGGGAATCGTGATCCAGCAGTACCGCTCCAACATCGGCGTGATGTACGGGCCCACCAAGACCACGCCTGGTGGCCAGGGCAAGAACTACGCCTACTTCGCCCGGGTAGAGGTGAGGCGGGACGCGTGGATCGAGGAGGGCCCGAAGTCGGACAAGGTCAAGGTGGGCCAGAACATCCGGATCCGCACCACCAAGAACAAGAGCGCTCGGCCCCAGCAGACAGCCTTCGTGGACTTCTACTTCGCGGACAGCGAGGAGGGCCATCGGGCTGGTGACTTCGACACGGGCAAGGAGATCGCCGCTCTGGCCGTAATGTTCGGAGTCATCGAGCGCAGCGGTTCTTGGTACTCCTATCGGGAGCACAAGTGGCAGGGAGTGGATTCGGTCGTAGACGATGTTCGCCAGCTTCCTGATCTGAAGGAGCTCCTAGAGAAGGAGATCCGTACGCTCAGTCCCGCGCTGCCCGAGGGCCCGGAGTGAAGTCGGAAGGGCAGTCCCAGTCCCAGAAGCACGAGGCGAGGCTGGCCAAGAAGTACGACGGGACCACCAACGCTGGTTCTGGTTCATTCTGGACACGTAAGAACGACGTTCGAACGGCGCGCTATCTCATAGAGCACAAGTACACGGGCGCCAAGCTCTCCCTCTCGGTGAAGGCATCATGGCTGCGGGACGTGTGGGTGAATGCCATCAAAGAGGGAAAGATGCCCGTGTTGGCATTCCATCTAGACGGTCGTAACTACG